TTTTACCTACAAAATTACAGGTAAACAACTAGACTTTGCAACCCAAGAAGGTGCTGAAGCTTTTGGAAAAATGGCTGCAGGTTGGTCTGCTATTGCTATAGGTGTGCCGCAAGCCAGAGAAAAAATTGCAGAAGGACTTGCATGGAATCAAGATAGAAATGAAGATGGATCTATTAATGACCGTACTTTTGAATGGCCTAACTCTACCATAAGGGTCATGCAACAAATCTTTGCTCATGGTCTTGGAGAGAGTAATGATATTAAAGACTTTAAATATTCAGAAGTACCTGAAGATTTACTTGAGGTTCTAGCTGATCAGGTCGGAGGTCAATCTGTACGTGATGTAGATGGGTTTACACGAACTTTAAAAGCATGGGGCCAAGAGGTTATTGACTCTCAAAGTATACCTGAAACACTGGGAGATTTCTTTGGGCCACCTCTAGCAAAAGTTTTACAAGGCGCAACACGTCCGCTTGATATGCCTAACCAAGTGTACGGACTACTAACTGACTCTAATATGGCGCCTGATCTAAAGCAGGGAGGTCAGACATATAACAATGCATTAAAGTATGTAAATAATTTGTTTGATACTGTTGATGGTTTACCACGTAAGGCTACTGCTACCCGTGGATACAATAAACCTGTTGATATAGGTAAACAAATATTAGCAGAAAGAAGATCGCCTGAACCTACGCCGATAGAAATTATGTTAAATTCTGCAGGTAAAAGTTCTTGGAAAGCAATATCATTTAGTGGTCCATCAGTAATAAAAAACCAAATGAACGCTATGGTTGAACCCTATTTAAATAGCTCTGCTGTCAGATACTTAAGAAAAAACCCAACTTATTTTAGAATGTCTTTAGCAGATAAAGAAAAAGTAATATCTGAAATTGTAGGTGACGCTAGAAAACAAGTACTTGCTGTATTTAAAACTGGTGCAGTACCTAAAAGTTTAGAGATGGTACGTGTTCTTTCTAGTAGAGACAAAAAAGAAACCCAAAGAGTCATGAACTATCTGGGTGTAGAAGGTAACATTGAAGACCTTCTTAAGCAAGATGATGGGTTAATTATCTTACAAAAAATTAAAGCTTTGTCCGACAACTATGATAAAATATTCTATGGTGATCTTGGCCTAGACTAATCACCCTCATCATCTAACATAAAGTCTGCCCACTCATATGATGAACGTCTTACCTCAGACATATTCAAAGCCCCTCTACTACCTGAAAGTATTCCAGCAAGAGCTTGTCCTGCTAGATACCTTCGGGCGGTGAGGGGTTTAACCATGTTTGGGTTACGCTTCTTACGAGTGTAACTCTTAGCTTCAGTCTCAAGTGATGTTGGCTTGTTCATGCTCTGTTATTTTCTTTAAGTTTTTAAAGTACTCAGAGTTGAATCCAAACTCCCAGTCCTTGTTAGGCCTTGTGTCAATCTTGTAGGGATTGCCTAGCTTTCCATACTTAAAGGCTTCCCTACCTTGATCAAATGGTTTCACTTATGTATCTCCTTCATAGCTTCCCGCATCCTCTGCATGTACCAATCAGCTTTGTCCATGTCTTCAACAGGTTTGTTCTTGTACTTGTGACGGTGTTGATACTTAATCATGTTACCCTGACAGTACGCAATAAACCCTGCAGTACCTAGTACCTGCTTGATATAGTCAATGCATTCTATCTCACCTATGTTGTAATGTAAAGGCTTAGTTACAGGATCAAACGAAAGGTTATCATCTGGTAGGTTCCACTTAGTCATAGTTGTATTAGCTTTCTGTGTCTATATTAAAAGGTAATGAAAAGCATTGGCTTACTGCCTTAGCATTATCATTTGGTCTTGACTTGTACAAGCGTAGCATATCATGCTCCCGCCATGATTGGCAAGACTCTTCTGTTTTAAACGCCATGTTGGGGGCGTGTATTGAAAAAGAACTCTTTATATTTACAGGATTAGTAAGTGTTATTGCTACTATATAAACCCATATCATTTTGTTTTCCTTTACTTTTTTAAATGTCCTTCCAAGTAAAGTTTAGCCCTACTAACTCTTTCAAGGTTGTCTTTAAAAGCACCCAACCCGGTGTTACAATTACCACATAACCAAGACCTAAACTCTTCTGTTTCGTGACAGTGATCTAAGACCCAAGACTGTAACATCTTCTGGCCTTTTCTGCTTATTTCTTTTATGTCCCTGTTACAGATAGGACAGACATAATCTTTTTCTGGATAAGAATGGATAGACTTTAAATATCTTAAGACTTCATTGTGTTTCTTTCTACAGGCAACACACTTTCTTTTTATCTCACCTGCTGGCATGTGTTGAAAGTTTTTAACTGGCTGTCTAATTCCACAGTCATTACACTCTAAGCCCCCGTCATAATGAGGGCTTAGGTTATTAAACATTTCAAGTTGCATCAGGTAATATCTACCATCTCACACACGTCACCACTACATGCCATAGTCTGCATACCAGAGGTGTTGTCCTCTTGCTCATAGTCACCGAAGGCTTTCCAATCAAGTTTAACTGGTGACACATCACACATATCATAGAACTGTTCTTTAGTACACTCTTGGTACGGTGCCTGTTGATATGTATGCTCATTGAATGGTAGGAAAGATACACCTGACATTTCATCAAAGTGTTTGTACACAAATGCTCCTACCTCAAACCATTCATCAGCCTTGACATTGATTGTAACGCTAGGCTTATGCTCACACCAATGACGTTGATACATCAACCACATCTCTAGCTGCTCTAGTGCAGACATATCAGCAGTATGGATAGCACCTAGTGGTGATTGCATTGGGAAGCTGAACACTGTGGTAGCGTCAGGCTTCATTACATCAGGCTCACTTGGTACACCTTGATCAACCATGAACTGTGTTAGTGGATCTTTATTGTCACCGCGTACAGTACGGACATAATAGGGAGAATGACGAGCATGTATTCCAGAAGCTGAATCAACCAGTTGGGAAACTGTTCCACTGGGCTTGACACAAGTAATAGCAGTGCTAACAGGGATAGAAAGCTTGTCAGCCCACTCAGCATTAGTAGTAACAGCCACATTTTTAAGATGCTCCAATGTTTGAGCTAATCCTTTATTAGCCATTGTCATCAGGGGGTTATCCATTATCCCCGTGAGAGACACACCGAGCAATCGTTCTGCTGCGGTATTGTTAGACCACACTTTACGCAGGTACGGAAAGTTGGTGTAGGTTGACTGAATGGTTCCAAGTATAGTTGCAATGCGGACTTTTCTTGAAAGGTCTTGCAGACTATCCGTGGCACGAACAACAACTTCCGTAAGATTACAGAACTGATTCGGGCGAAGGATGATTTCTGAACAAGGGTTTGTCCCAAACTCATAGCAAGTTTCTCTTCGTCCGTTTTTAGCTGCTTGCTTGACCGAAGCTTGTCTATTAAATACACCACGTTCTCCACTCCCACTTTCCATAAGGGCTGTCCACTCCCGCATGAACGCCATGCTGTCAGGTTTCTCAGTGTAAGATACGGAGTTGTTAGCCAAGGCTCTATGCCCTGCGTTCTCCCACCAGTTGCCTGACTTAGCATGACGCATACGGTCATCGGATAAATTTGATAACGAAATCATAGCACTACGACGAACACCACCTACTACCACAACCTCACCAATCTTACACATCAAGTCATGACACTCAATGCTAGACAGCTTACGGCCTTGTGCTGAACGGAATGTTGTAGTAGCAAAGTTAAACAGATCAATCAAAGGTGCAGGACCAGAGGCTCTACCACCGAATGTCTTGAGCCTAGCACCGGCAGGACGAACCTTACTAACATCCCACTTAGGGATTTCACCAGCCCATAGGAGTGCTAACACTTGCCTGAGACCTTTCGCCCAACCTTCTTTGCTGTCCTTAACCACGACAGTCGTGTCACTCTCGAAAAGAGTAGGAACATCAGGGAGTTTAGTAATGAACTGCCGCTCAACACTGAAGCCAACCCCAGTACCACAGAGGAGGATGAACATAGCC